CTCGGCCATCTTCTGATTGCCGCGCAAAGTTTCCAGGGCGCACTGTTGCTCGAACATTTTCAGCTCATGCGCGCGCTCGTCTTTCTTGTCTATCCACTTGAGCACCTCGGGTGCCAAGCGGAAGATGCCTCCCAGCAGGGAGCCAAAAATACCGCCGGTTAATATGTCAAACATGATAAAGCCCTTTCTTAAAAGCCACGATTGGTTATAACGTGAAACGTAACGCTGATCAAAGGGATGATGATGATCGACGCGCCGACGATCCATAGCGTGTTCATAATGATCGACACCTTCATCTCACGGTCCTTTTGTTTTTGCTTGGCGTCTTCCTTCTCCAAGAAGTCGCGCTCCTTTTTTAGCCTGGTCCTTTCGGCCATCATCTCTTCCCAGACTTGGGCATTGCCGCTGTAGAACAAAATGTCCTTCAGCTCTTTTTCATGTTCGCGCAGGGCCTTGGAGGCCATGGCGATCTGTAGTGCCTGTGCGCTGATCTGGGAATCGGTCTTCCCAATCGACGCTATGCGCGCCTTGGTGCTTGCTATGTGGACGGTGTCAGCGGCCTCATAGAAACTGGAGAACTCCTTGTAGAGACCGTGGATGTCCTTCCCCAAGGCAATCGCTTTTTTATTCCGGCCACGGCACCTTGGGCCATCGCAAACGCTGTGAATGGATCAATCATTTTTTATCCTTCAAAAGCCAACGACAGACGTTACCATCTTTGTCTAAAAATTCATTGACTCCCAGCCTGTAGTTTGCGGGAACCTTTTTGCATTCCAAGACCAACTTCATCTCGGTGCCGGGCCACGGCCTTTCAGCCGACGCAACTATCGCGGGTGGTTGAGAAGGGTCCATATCACGCTGCACATGCCAAGCAGCAACGTGCCAGCCACAGTCAACATGATGTGCTCCAGGCGCTTGAGCCTGGCGTTGATCTGCGAGTACCGCTCTACGCAAACTGCTTCGTGGCTGTTTAGCCTGGCTTCTGTTTCGGTCATGGTTTACTCGTAAAGGATATTGATGGAGCCAGCGTCAAAAGTATCAGTACCGCTTGATGTGGTAATCCGCACAGCAGTTAAAGCGCCGCCAGAAATAGTTTTTACGCCTGCAAACATGGTCATTCCTCCATTAGTATTTCTAGATAAACTGCCTGTCATAGACCAAATATTTCCAGATACGTTTGTAAGAATAATAATTCCTGACGTAGTGTCGGCAATTGCTGCCAATGCCCTAGCAATAGCAAACGCAGCAGTAGTATTTGTAAGGAATGTTATAGAATTTGCAGCATTAATAAAAACTGCATTTCCAATATATCCGGTATTTTCAAATGTAGGAGTTGCGCCGTACCCAAGCTGAAGCCAATAATCTGGTGTTGCTGAACTAAGCGACGCAGCATTGATACTGATTGTTATTCTTTTTACCCAACTAGGAATACTAGCAAAATCTACTGACGTTTGCGTGGTCAATGTAGCCACAGCACCCGATGTCAAGTAGCTTGCGCCAGCGACAAGGCCAGAGCCCAGCGTCTTGTTGGTCAGCGTCTGCGTGTCATTGATGCCGACTCCTGCGCTGCTGGTATTGTCAACGCCGCCGCTGGGGTATGTGACCCCAGATGTTCCGCTAATTGTGGTTGCCATAGTGGTTCCTTATGCGACTCGGGTAATGGAGAATAAAACAGATTTGTTATACGAGTTTGTTCCAGCGCCACCAATGGTAGCCCGAACAACACCACCGGCAGTTATTTGACCCGTAAAAGAAGCAGTTGAAAAATTTGGACCTGTAGTAACTCCGCCTGATAAAAGTACATTGTTATCTGTAATCTGTTCAAAAGTTGTACTGTTTTGTGTGCAATTTAATGTAAGTCCCATTGCAGTACTTACGGAATTAACTGCCGTATCGGTATAGGAAATTGCGTATACACCAGTAGTGTTAATGGTGAAACTTGCTCCAAGCGTGGCGGAATCGGCGTAGGTAATATCTGTGCCTTGATTGGTGGTTACATTTAAAAACCTGCGAATAGTGGTGTTTGTACTGCCCAATCCATTAGGGTTGTTCAAACGAACCATGCTGGGAAAAAATGGCACGGCAGTTGTTGGATACCAAGTCGTTCCAGTTGCGCGGTAAACGTAAGTCACACCGGATTTAGCGGGCATGGATGTTGTTGCACCGCTGATAGTTGCCCCGTTACCCGCCATTGTTAGCGCCGTGATCTGCTGGCTGCTGCTGAACGTAATGGTCATGCCATCCGCAGGCGAGGCAGGCATGGTGATCGTGCCAGTGGCCAAGGTGCCAGCAGGGTTCATCACCAGCACCTGGGTGCCAGCAGCGAAGGTGTAGCTGAAGCCTGTGGTCGAGACTTGGTAGTCGTAGGCTTGGAGCAGCCCGTTAGTGCCTGAAATTACAGCGGTCATGGGTTACACCTTTGGATATTTGGCTTTGATTGCCAAGCAGTCGGCAATGTACTTGTCGATCTGAGCCTGGTCGCCTTTTGCAATCCCGTCCAAGTAGTCGGTTATGGGCGGGTACTCAGCAGCACGTTTCTGTGCGTAGGTCAATTCAACTTTAGGGCGCAACGCTTCGGCTTCTTCATCAGTAATTTGTACGCAACCTGCGGGCAAATACGACTCATACTCCGCAGAGTCCAGCCAGTGCAGTTTGTTTTCAGTGTCTTTGTAATGCGGCATTTTGTTTTCCTTTTAGCGGAGTTCAAACCAAGTGTTAAGCGTCACGTTAGTAGAAGTTGACGAGTATGAAGCTCCCGGTGGAATAATTGCCCAATGACAACCAATACTTACACTTCCATTCACTTGGATAAATTCAATTGTGGTTCCATTTATTAAAAAGTCAGACCTATTTCCAGCAGCCATTTGCGCACTTAAAGCAATTTGAATTGGTCTACCAGTAGTGTTGTAGTAGGTTGTGCCTAACGCTCTACTTCCTGCTACATTTTGCCAAGTTTGAGAATAACCCAAAGAACTCATGGAATTCAATGCTTCACCACCTTGACCCTGTACCAGCACCAGCGACCCCCAGCCCGTAGCCGTAGTAAACGTAGCGTCAATAAACCCAATTACTCGGTACGCAACGCCTGTCCGCACGTTCGCTGCTTTGATTGCAGTTGCCGTTGTTGAAGTAGCTGCGGTTGTAATGACCCCGGTCTCATCAAGAGATACGCCACCATAAAGTGCTGAAGCTGCAAGCTCAATGGTTCCTGCGTTGTTGATGGCGAGAATAGCAATCCGCTGGTTTCCATATGCGGTTACCAAGCCAAAGCTATCTGTGGCTGCAATAGTCAGACTAGACGGGGTTCCTGATACCGTAGTCACAGTTCCACTGGTCAACGTGGTAGAGCGAAAATCCAATGTCAACGCTGAAGCCGACACAGTAATTGCATTGGTCGCAATGGATGCAGAGATGGGTTGAACTTGAACAATGTTGCTGGTTAGGGCAAGCGTTCCCGTAGCTGTTGGAAGTGTGGCGGTGTAGCTGCTGGCGCTGTTGGGCGAGGCGATGGTGAATACACCAGCCCCCGCTGCGTTGCCAGAAAGTGCGATTGAACTCATGGGTTCTCCTTAGACGATGGACCAGGTCGAGCCGGAAGGTACGGTGACCGTGACACCTGCTGCAATGGTGATGGGGCCGAATGTACCTGCGTTTCTACTTGATGTGATGGTGTAGCTGTTGTCAATGCTTTGTTCATTTTCCCAGAATACCTGCTCCCCGCTGGCCCCGGTAGCACCGCCGCCAATCGAGCCCCAGGCGGTGGTATAGCCCTCAAACTGCGACAGGGTGCTGTTGTACCGAATGTAGCCTGCCGCGCCTGTGGGGCGCTGCGCTGTGGTTCCTGAAGGGACAAGGATCGCGTCTGTGGCGCTGACGGCAAAAGTGACTGCGGGAGACGCGGTGCCAAGGCCAACCTTACCGGCGGCGTCTTTGTAAATCTGGGTTGTGCCAATTGCCAAAACGCCGGTGGACCCGGTCAAGGTGCCGGTGTAAGCCAAGTTGGTAAACGTGCCCGCTGCCGCAGCCGTGCTGCCGATGGCAGGCGGGCTGGCCAGGTAGGTGCTGAAGCCGGTGCCGCTAACCGTGCTGCTGGCGCTCAGGGTGGTGAACGCGCCAGAAGCTGCGGTGGTTGCGCCAACAGACATGTTGTCAACGGAACCGAGCCCGGTTGAAGTCAGTGTAAGTGTCGGTGTGTTACTTGCGGTCAACGTGATCAGGTTGGCATAGGCTGCCCCGTCCACGTCATACGCGGCAAATGACATGGTATTGGTTGCCGTTTGTGCCGATTTGAATACCGTGCCATTTACAAACTGGGCAGTCAGCGTGATGGTGTCAGTAACTGCATCGCCAAGGGTGGTATTGCCTGTGCTGCTGAGGGTGGTAAAAGTACCGGCTGCCGCAGCCGTGCCGCCAATGGCTGGCGGGCTGGCCAGGTAATTGCTGAAGCCGGTGCCGCTGACCGTGCTGCTGGCGCTCAGGGTGGTGAACGCGCCAGAAGCTGCGGTGGTAGCGCCTACAGTACCGTTAAGCGCCCCGACGAAGCCTGTGTTGGCCGTAATGGTCGTGCCGGTGATGGCCGCAGCCGCTGTGCCGCCAATCGCAGGTGGGCTGGCCAGGTAAGTGCTGAAGCCGGTGCCGCTGACTGTGCTGCTGGCGCTCAGCGCGGTGAACGAGCCAGCGGCTGCCGCTGTGCCGCCAATAGCAGGTGGGCTGGCCAGGTAAGTGCTGAAGCCGGTGCCGCTGACCGTGCTGCTGGCGGACAGCGTAGTGAACGCGCCAGCCGCTGCCGTCGTGCCGCCAATGGCAGGTGGGCTTGCCAGGTAAGTGCTGAATCCGGTGCCACTGACCGTGCTGCTGGCGCTAAGCGTGGTGAACGCACCAGCCGCAGCCGCTGTGCCGCCAATGGCTGGAGGACTGGCCAGGTAGGTGCTAAAGCCGGTGCCGCTGACCGTGCTGCTGGCGCTCAGAGTAGTGAACGCGCCAGCCGCTGCGGTTGTGCCACCAATCGGCGTGTTGTTGATCGTGCCGGTGGCAATCGTTGCCCCATTGATTGTGGGGCTGGTCAGGGTCTTATTGGTGAGGGTTTGCGTGCCGGTCAGGGTAGTGACCGTCGAGTCAATCGAAAACGCTGTACCGGTCAGAGTAAGGCCAGTGCTGGCCGTGTATGTCTGCGATCCGCTGAACTGGGCAAACGTAATTGCCGTCGTGCCAAAAGTGATCGTGCCAGAGGTCGTGATGACGTAAGCGTTGCCCTTATTTGCGGTCCCGTTCTGGGTAAAGAAGTAAGAGTTTTGACGAATTTGAGTCGAGCCGGTGCCGTAGCTGTTCGCATCGGTAGCACGAGTCAAAACCGTGCCGCCGGTGGCCCAGGTGTAGACGCCGTTGTTTGCAGCCGTTGCCTCGTCCTTTACCAAGATGCGATTGGTGTTGGCCAGGGTGTAGCCGTCAAGGGTTGTGAGAGCAACGCTTAGAGTAAGAGTCGCGCCAACACCAGCGGTGCCGTTGTTGTAGGTGACCGTTCCGCCCGTGATGGACGCCAGGGTGCCCGTGGTCGCCGCCTGGACCGGATCGTGAAAAGTAATGCTGGTCGTGGTTTGCGTATCCACATATTGTTTGGTGGCAAGCTGTAATGCGCTTGATGGGTCTTGCGTAACCGCCACCGAAGTCAAGCCGCCAAGGGTCAGGCTGGTGCCGCCTAGGCTGATAGCCGTTGTGCCGACTGTGACTGAACTGTTGCTCAGGCTGGCATTGGCAATGTTGCTGAGGGTATTGGTCGAGCCGCTGATTGACTTGTTGGTCAGCGTGTCGGTGGTAGCCCGACCAACCAAAGTGTCGGTTGATGTTGGCAACGTCAGCGTACCGGTATTGCTGATGGTGCTGATCACCGGCGCGGTCAGTGTTTTGTTGGTCAGCGTTTGCGTTGCGGCAATTGTGGCAAAAGTGCCAACGCCTGATGGGATCGTAATAGTGCCGCCGTTGCTGATCGACGCTATGACGGGCGTTGTCAAGGTTTTGTTAGTTAGCGTGTCAGTGGTGTCTCGTCCAACCAGGGTGTCGGTCGAAGTGGGCAAAGTCAACGTGCCGGTGTTGCTGATGGTGCTGATCACCGGCGCGGTCAGCGTTTTATTGGTCAGCGTTTGCGTTCCGGCAATCGTTGCAAAAGTACCGGCTCCCGACGGGATTGTGATAGTGCCGCCATTGCTGATCGACGCAATGACGGGCGTTGTCAAGGTTTTGTTGGTCAGTGTGTCAGTGGTGTCTCGTCCGACCAGGGTGTCGGTCGACGTGGGCAACGTCAATGTGCCAGTGTTGCTGATCGTGCTGATGATGGGCGTGGTCAGCGTCTTGTTGGTCAGCGTTTGGGTTGTGGCGGCTCCAACCAGAGTGGCGTCAGCGTCGGGCATCGTGAAGATGCGGGTCACTCCTGGCGTAATACCACTTGCCAAAAATTGAAACTTTTTCGAGTTGTCCGCTTGGTTTTGAATTGTGAACTGGGTATCGTTCACTGAGGCAGCGGGCAAAGTAGTGACCGTTGTCAAAGCCAAACCGGTGCTGTTCAAAACAACAAAAGCATTGGCTGATCCACTTGCCAGCGTGGGCAGCTTATCAAAGCCAGCAGTAATCAAGTCCAGCTCGGACCGCATGCTGGCAGATGTGGCCGCAGCTCCGGTAGACGGAAACGCGCCGTGGGTATAGAAAGAATTGCTCATCGGAGTCCTCTTCGCGGTGTGTAATGCAAGATGGCGGTGTTGATGGTGAATGCCTGGAACTCAGCAGAAGCACAAGCAATTTTTATGGCGATGTTTTCCGCCGTTCCTTTCACCTCTACTTCTGACGGAGCCAGAGTGCGGCCATCCCACACAAAATTATCCCAGTAAGCCGTGTCCCAATATGACGCTGCCAAATTGGACGCGTACAGGACTGACGCTTCTTGGTTGATGTCGGTTGTTCCATAACCCAGATCGTACCCAAAAGCAAATTCAGCGTACCCATTTCCGTTAACTTCAAGCGACCCTTTGCGGAATCGTTTCAACAGACGCGGGCTGCCGATGGCGTTAAATACCAGGGTCAAAGCTGCTTGGATTTCGTCTCCGTCAAATGACGTGCCTACGTCCAATCGGTACACGTATCCGTTGGTCGAACCAAAGAATGATGTTTCAGAGCCATCCGCTTTTTCGCCTTCGGTCATGCAAGCCACGGCGTTGGGGAATTGCATGGGCATGGTGCCCAGGTACTGCCCATTGCTTAGCGTAACGTAGAGGGCAGTGCCGTCACTGAAGAAGACCCGGTATTGGCCTTTCTCGCGGTTGACGCCGCTGGCCGTTACCAGGGTGCGGTGCTGCTGAATAAACGGGCGAATGTTGAGTGTCAGCGACGCAGAATCAAAGTTGCCGTAGTTCAACGTGGTGGCCATGTTGATCACGCCTCGGTCGTCAAAGCTATAACTTGCGTTGATGTTTTGGCAACTATAAGCCTTGGCACCGGTGCCGATGTTGTAGGACACAAGCTGAAAATTGGCTGAGCTGGTGCCGTACAGGATTGACGTGTTGTCATCGGTGTAGATGGCCAAAGCGCCAGTCGACTGATTACCTGGCTGAACCAAAAACGCAGTCACCGCAGCGTTCATCGCAATTTCACCAGCGCCAATGATCGGGCTCCAGTTGTACTGGTCAGATATGCCTGAAAACTGGACCGAGTTTGCAAAGCTAAAAAACAAGTGTTGTTTGTGAACAACTACATGGTTTGGCGTGTCGGTTGTCATGCCCGTGCGAATGCGCGTATAGACCGTGCCGTCAAATTCAAATCCGTAGTTGACCCCGTCTGCGCCGTAGATTTTGCTGCCGCCGCCAAAGTCGTCGATCACGCACTCAACCCGACCATTGGGGTTAAGCGTAATCGCTGCCTGCGCGGCCACGGCATGGGCTTTGGTTGCCCCGCCAACTCGAATGTTTTCGCCCGCGCTGAAGGTCCCGGTGACCGACGCAAAATTGACGTACCCGGCTGCGGTCCCCGCAGTCCAAGTGCCGGAGCTAACTGCCACGCGCGTAACGACGGCGGTCGCCCCACTGGTTTGGCCAGTGATGGTATTGCCTTCAAAAATCTCAGCCGAGCCGGTATCAAACTGAAGCTCATACCCCAGGGGCACCAGGGTCCAGCCGCTGGTCGATGACTTGTAGATGGCCATCGCGGTGCCTGCGGCGTTGTTGCGCCATGCGTAGACGTCTGCTGCGTGCAGGTAAACCACGCCTCGGATCGGGCCGCTGCCCGGAACAGCACCGATGTCAGACCGGTATTGCTCAGCGGCCAAATAGGTGTAGTGAGCAACCAGGGCATTGGTTACTGTCGAGCTTGCGCCCACTACGGTCACATAGCCCATGAATGCGCCGTTGAAGTAGACGGCGTTGCCAAGCGCAAAACCGCCAACCGCTTTGGTGTAAAACACCGACAGCCCATCAATCGCAATGATCACGCCCGACACAGAACTGCTGGCGTTGGTAATAGTGTTGCCGGGGCTTAATCCCACCACGCTGTCCATGGTCATGCTGGAGTAGCTTGCGTCGGACGGGTTTGGGCGACCGTCAAACCGTTCGTATCCTGGGATGCGTGAGTACCCGCCGGTGATCGACACCTCAAAGTTTGTGGCGTCTTTGGCTACCCCTGGCGGCAGAGAAAGCGTAGGGGTAACCAGATCAAGCCCGCCTTGCAGCGTGATGAGCTGGTACTTGACTGGGGGCATGCCGCTGGCCATGTCAGTCCTTACGCCAGGGGTGGGCCGCTGATCAGGGTCGGAAGCTGGTCAATCTCCATTCGCATGTACAAGCGGCGGTATTCAAACTCGCCGCGTGCCATCACTTCAGGCGCAGACTCGTACCCTGCATAGTACATCATCGCCCGATACACGATGGCCATATGGAAGCGGGCGGGGAGAAGAGGGGTGTCCGCATCAGCGGACAGGGTGACAGGCTGTGTGTAGTATTCGCCGTCGATCACGTAAACCTGGTCCGGGATGGAGCCGAATGCCAGGTCTTTGTTTGGCATGACGGAGACAACCACCGGACGCGCCTTGGTGTTGCGCATGTTGGCGTAACGGTACAGGTTGCGGAACGTGGTCCACTCCATGTAATTCAGGAGCTGCTCGTCTTTGTAGTCCTGGCCGTAGGTAGAAGCGCGAAAACTGTCGCGCTTCCAATTGCCGAAATCGGTAAGGCCCGCATCGGTAGCTGAATACTCCCAGACGTTGGCCGTGGTGTTGAAGTCAAAAGACTCACGCATGAAAAGCCAGTCCTCTTTGCTTGTCTGGATGTCGGTCCAGGCTTGCACAACCCAGGCGACGATCCTGCCGGATTCGCCTGTTTGGCCTTGCGCGGTGGCCAGGGCTGGCCCTGACACACCACACTCAACGCGGGTCTGGTTGACGAGCTGAAGCAAATTCATGCGGAGCTTTCAGGTTAAGCCGGTTCAGCCATCACGTTGTTAAGCCAAGCGCGCCCGCGAGGGTTCTTGTCCTCAACCAGGTCGAACGGATACGCCAGGCCGTGACGGGCCTGCATGTCGATCTGGTCAGGCGCAGCAGGGTTGCGTGTCACCTGGGTGTACTTGGTCTCTTTCATGCGCGCCAGGATTTCCACGTACTTGCGTTTGACCGTGGTGGGGTAGCCGCGCATGATCGGTTGATTCATGCCATTGCAATTCACAGTGACTTGAGGAGGTTGGTTCTCGTCTGTGGTCGAGTGGACCATGACAGTGACCAGCTCATTCATAAACGCTTCGCTTGACGCAAGAGCGGCAAAGTCTTTTGACTCTGACACAAGGTCAATTTCGGGTGCATCATCGCTGATCTCGATGCCTTGGATTTTTTGTTTTGTTGCCATCATTTACTCCAGGGGTTGAAAAAAGGTTTTGCCAAAAAGCAGACCACCCGAAGGTGGTCTGCATAAAGCTCTTCAAAGAAGA